CTAATTTGTTTGAAACCATTTTTTCATAAATTCGTTTATTTTATTATTATTTAATTGAGCCGATCGGTTAGACATATGTCCATATGTTTCTAACAAAATGGTTTTATCTACGTCACCTAATCTTCCACCAATGTAATTCAAATCCGAAATACCAGCTTCCCACATAATGGTCTCATGGGTGTGCCTGAACATGTGAGAGGTAGTGTGAGTGATCTTGTTCCTGTTGCACAACGTTTTCAATGCCCCTGCATAGTTCGGCATCTTAATAAATTCTCCAATTGGATTGATAAACAGGAAATCTGGTCTTTCTTTGATACCTACAATCCATGTATTTCTAATATGAAGCCATTCCTTCAATTTTTCAACTGTAAAATCATCTAATCCAATAATTCTTTTCCCTGATTCACCTGTCTTTGTTGTGCTACTTTCTATATTCCCTTACAAGCGTTTTATCTAAGTTAATGGTACATTAATGTCTTCATTGAAGTTAGAAAGCTGCAGATCGCAAATTTCGCCTATTTTGGAGCCTGTTCCTGCCAACAACATAGGTGATATATGAATACTGAGGGTGCCTTTCCTTAGTAAGCTCTTTTACATTTTATTTTTCCTTTGCCTCTTAAGGGGATCTATGACAAGTTTTAGTTCATTTCTCTTAGCTAATCTGGTAGCAGATATTTTCATTGAGATCGGATAAATAATTTTTTGGGTTTCGGCCGATCCTCGCTAAAGGTGGTAATATCTTTCAAGCGTTTGTTTTAACTTCATTCAGCAGAATTCTCCGACTTCTGTAAGGGGTGAGATGAATGCATATTGGTATTCCATTCAGTGGGGGTTCAAACTCCAGCTGAACGGAAATTTATCGAGAGGAGCTCGATAAAATCTGGGCGCAAATACGCCAAGGCGAATTTGATAATAAGAGAGTATGAACTTCACATACTCGTAATAATATTTCCCTTGATAGAAGAGCTCGCATTTTTATTTCTGCATTGTTGTTTCTCTATATTATTTACAAACTTGGGAGTAGGATGCTTCCTCTTTCAGATACGGATTCTCCAAGACTTCTTGTTCAATTTCTTGGAGAAGTAATTTTTATTTGTTTTAGGATGCTGACTATTTCTATAAATCTCCTACTATAAGCTTTTAGTTAATCAAACAGCTCTAGGACTCCCAAAGGATCAAAACAAATAGTATAATTGTCAATCGTGGTGAAAGGGCCGTATTTTTCCCGGTAGCGCTCAATAGCATCCTTTAAAAACTCTTCTGATACTCCAAGATACTCAGCCAACTCATAACGGTTTCTTACTCTTGATTGATGTGCTTTTACAATTTTTTGGAGAGGAAACAGTTTTTCATAGGCCCATGAGCGGGCTTTTAATTCTTGTTTTCGATTCTCAATTTTTGATTGATCTAGGATGTTTCCTGCAGATGTATGGTAATGACCTAATTCTTCCGCTAAGATGCAAGCTTTTTCAGATGTAGTCGAAATGTGCTTGTTAATCCAAATATTGTTATCGCAATATAATCCTTTAATGGTTGGTTTCATAGGCTTTTCATAGATGTCAACTCCCTGATCAGAAGCCTCTCTCAGAAGTCTTTCATACATTTTATTCTCCCTTTTGTTTTCTTTTTGATTTTACGAATTCCATAAATTTTTCAATTTCTTCTAATTCGTCTTCTGTCCAATTTTCTCCTTCATGATGGGCAGCAATCGTATATAATCCTCCTTTAGCAGTGCCGCGTGGTCTAGCATCTTCGCTTAATCCAGCTAAATAATCAGCGGATACCTGAAAATGATCAGCGAATATCCTAACAATTTCCATTTTTGGATCAGATTGTCCGTTTTCGTAGCGTGATATCATACTTTTGCTTATCGTGGTAGCATATTTTTCATTTAATTTTTTCGCCAACTCTTCAATACTTCGGTTGCCTCTTAGTTCTTTTATCCGTCTACCAAATACACTCATTTTCAATCTCCCTTTGGCATTCCTGATTTAGGAATATAGTATAATATAGATTCCTTAAATGCAACATTTCTTTATTTTATTTCCTTTTGAGGAACGTTATTAATTGACAGTGGTCAATATGTGTTTTATAGTAATGTTGTTCCATAAAAGGAACAGCAAAAATAATATTTGATTAAGCAAAGACAAGTTTATTATAAACTCACAGTATTTTTAAAAAATAAATTGAGATGGAGATGAGGTGATCGAATAAAGATAAGCACATCGACAAAAATTAATTTGTTTCGGTGATTTCAATTAGATTAATATTCAGAAAAAGTTTATTCTAATAGCAATTTTTTTTGGTTTTGTTGTTCCTGTTAAGGAACAGGAATGGTTTGATGGAGAAGATGCAAGAGCATATTGCTACACCTGGGTTAAATGATCGTGAAGATTATCATTAACCAAAAAGAAGTACTTCTAATAGTTCCAGAATCGTCAGTACACGGTCTGAAAAACAGTAGCAGTGATTTCTTTTAGTAGACAGTATTGATGTATATCACGATCCTAATCAATTTTAAACAGGAAGTGAAATGTATGAGTGTAAAGTGGATCAAATTGAGCACACAAATGTTTGAAGATGAGAAGATCCGCCTTATTGAAAGTATGCCGGAAGCTGACACCATTTTAATCATTTGGGTCAAGCTTTTGGCACAAGCTGGAAAGACAAATGCGAGTGGGTATATCTACTTGAGTGAAAATATTCCATACACGGACGAGATGTTGGCAACTATTTTCAATAGGCCGCTTAATGTTGTAAGAATGGCTCTTAAAATATTACAGGAGTTTGGGATGATTGGTATTTCAAATGAGCATTTGATCATTATTACTAATTGGGAAAAACATCAAAACATTGAGGGGATGGAACGCGTTCGAAAACTAAATGCGGAAAGAAATAAAAGGTATAGAGAACGAAAAAAACAAGCAACATTAAGGGAGGATAAAAATGATGATGTTAGCGTGACGTCACGTGATGATGCAGATATAGATAAAGATATAGATAATATACCTTATGTCGAGATAGTCACTTACCTCAATAATGCTGTTAATACAAATTACCGACATACGACCAAGAAAACCAAGGAATTCATAAAAGCGCGTTGGAATGAAGGCTTTAGGCTGGAGGATTTTAAAACTGTCATAAATATCAAATGTAAAGAATGGCTTTTTAATGAAAATATGAATAAGTTCCTTCGGCCTGAAACATTGTTCGGAACAAAATTTGAATCCTATCTTAATCAAAAAGGCGGTGCAATAAGTGAAAAAGATAACGATTCCAGAAAAATTGCCAAAGAATATAACATACCATTCTGAGAACTGTGAACGTCACATCTTTGTTAAAAATGGCTTAGAGATTGTTAAGCCGATTCAAAAAATGATGATAGATGGTGAATTGATTTGTCCCCGCTGTGAATTAGAGAAAAAAGATCTCGAATTACAGGAGGCAATACAAAGGGAATATGATGAATTATTTAAACGAAAAAAATACAATACCTTTTACAATTGGAGTATCTTGTCTGACAACACTATCTTGGCAGCCAAATTAGAGAACTATCAAGTCGAACACCAGGAAGAAAGGGAGAATAAACAAACAGTCCTAGAATCATTAGCCAGGTTTAAAGATGGTCAAGTGTTTAATTTAATCCTTCAAGGTAATCAAGGTGCAGGAAAAAGTCACTTAGCTTATGCTGCTTTACGTGAATTAAATGAAAGTGGATTAGATATATCATGTTTATTCGTAAATGTGGAAAGCATGATGCGGCTGATTAGAGATTCATTTGGTGATAAAGAGAGTGAATATACTGAAAGTTATTTTGTTGAACTGATGTCAGAAGTTGATTATCTAGCACTGGATGATATTGGGGCAGAAACAGGGGCAATAGGTACAGACAAAATTGCCACAGATTTCGTGCAAAGGGTTTTATATGCTATTACAACCACCAGGCAGGATAAATCCACTTTTATTACCACAAATCTCTCCAGTGAAACATTGCTTCGGATGTACGATAAAAAACTGGTATCACGGCTTTTTAGAAATCCTAAGTTTGTTGTATTCAAGGAAACCAAGGATAAACGGATGGAGAATATCCCTTTCTAATGAATGACTAGATGATGATCAATATGTGCGAAAGACTCAAATGCAAGTAGTAACGATTAAAAGAACCAAAAGGGCTGTATTGGACGAGAAAACAGTATGTGTGATCTTCCGAAAGAATAGGAGGATGGGTGAAAAATAAGCAGTTATAAAAACCACAACAAAGAATTGAAATAAAACTTGAACAGTAGATACAGTAGTCCATTTAGACAGAGATAAGGAGGATTTTTTATGGAAAGTTGGGTAGATAGATTAATTGAAGAGTACTCAGAAGGAAAAAGACAGCTTCATAAATTACGTGAAAGTTTTGATGAAACGGATCCTTTACATCAAGCAGATAGAAAAACCATTAACAGCATGATTGGGGATATGGATTTTGTGATCGAGTGGCTTGAAACTGGGCGCCAACCAGGCGTAATGCGCGGAATTGATGTCAAACATGTATATCAAAAACGATCGTTAGAAAGCATGGAATTTATCCCGGATATAACAGAGCAGCTGGAGACAAATGATAAACCATTAAGTTTAAACGAAGAAGAAAAGAGAATTTTGCTGGACATATTTTCTTCTTTTTCTTTTAGAGAAAGGCAATGCTATATTTTGCATGTTGCTCAAGGAATGAGCATGTCTCAAATAGCAGAAATGCTTAGTATTCAAAAAAGAACAGTCCAGCAGTATATTGAACGGGCAAGAGTAAAAGTTGAACAAATAGTTTCATGACGTACGGTTTGACGTATAAAGTCTCTATTAGTGAAGGGACTTTTTCTTAATAAAAAATCCTTTGACTGGTAAAAAGGTTAGGGACAGACAATGTAAAAAGATGGATATCATTGTAGTATGGAAGCAATCCACATGATTGAGAGCAAGAAAAAAACTTACTCTGCCCTTCTTGATAAGGATTGACCTAAGCAAGTCATTAAAAGGCTTATTTATTATGTCAATTGTTCAGAGGCTTCAAAACAATCAACGAGATATGTGTAAAGAACATCAAAAGACCTTTATAAAATTCTTCTTTACTAGTTCTCTATTAGTTGAAAGGAAGCGTCTGATGGAGAGGGGGAAAAGATGATGGCTTTTAAAAAGAAACATACATTTCTTTGAAGAAACTTAAAAAAACCGAGTCCAATAAAAAGATGAAAAAGGCTTATAAAACGTCTCGGGAGAAATGAATGGCATCATAATAGTAGAATTTCAATTCCAATAGGAGGGATTTACATGTCAGAAGAAAAACAGATGCAACATGGTAAAAATAAGATTTTGTTATTTAGAAAGTTAGAGGATCAAAATAAGGAAGCTGCAAAACTAGCCTTCCAAACGGAGCACACATTTACTTATTCCCGAGAACTAGAAGCACTCGTCACAAAAGATGGGAGAGTCATCCAAGTTGGCGGGCTTGAAGCAGAAGTGGAGGTCAATGCTATTCAAGCTAAAGATGATCCGCTTGGAAAAATGTTGCAAGAAGCTGTCATAAAAGGCGAGAAACTAGAATTATGGGAAGTGACAGTAGACGAGGATCTAAAAGATTCAGAAGGTAAGTATCCTGCTGTGTATGCACAGGGGTATCTATCTGAATGGGAAGATCCAGCAAACGCAGAAGAAAATGTAACGATTTCAAGCACATTTACAGTGGAATTGGAGCCTCAATTCGGACGAGCAACTTTAACAGCTGAACAAGAACAAGCTGTACAGTATGCATTTAAAGATACAACAACGGTAACTGATTCAGAATAGATTGTAGAAGGGGGAGCTTACTCCCCTTCTACATAACGAAAAGGAAAGCGGGGATAATGAATATGAAATTAATGATTAACGGTAAAGAATATGAAATGAAGTTTGGGATTGGTTTTATTAAAAAATTGGACCAAATTTATCCTGCCAGTATGAATGGAGTAGAATTCGGTATGGGTATTGAACAATCCATGTTTTATTTTAAAACCAAAAATCCAACCGTACTTTTCAATGTCATTAAAGCTGCAACGGATCACCTTAATTCTAAGCCTTCTAATAATGACATCGAAGACGAATTAGAAAAAATCGCTTCCGACGGCCAATTAAACGGATTATTTGAAACACTAGAGGACGAAATGAGGGAATCAGTTTTTTTGAAGCAGAAGATCGAGGATTTCGAGGAGAAAGCAAAAGTACAATAATAAAAACATCGCAAGAAACTTATGATGCGATCGTAATCAATTGTCTTAGATTTCTCGAATGCAAGAACCTGTACGAAATAAATACGATGTCGTTAAAAGAGTATCTATATAGAATGAGAGCTTATCAATTAAAAAGAATAGATAAACAACATGAAATGCATATCCAAGCATGGTTAAATCACATTGCGGGTTCAACGAAAGAACAAGGAAAGAAACAAGTTCCTGTATTTAAAAGGTTTGAGGACTTCTACAACTATGAAGAAGAGCTTAAAAAAGTAGAAAGACCCGAAAGAAGTAAGCTATCCCCTAAATTGCAGCGGATGGCTTCTTTGGCTGCAAAAATAAACTTAGGAAGGGGGATTGCTGATGGCTGAAAGTTATTCTATTGAAGCATATCTAAAAGCCAGTGGTGCTGGTGCTTTTTCATCAGCATTAGAAAAAGAAACCGGCAGTATAGGTCAATTAGGAAAAACATCAAAAGAATTTACGGATGGCTTTAAAAGAGTAATGGCGAAAATTCCAAAAGGAATAGCAGGATTTGCCACCTCTGCAATAATAGAAAGCGAGTTATTTCAAACTGCATTAGGCGATGCTGAAGAAGCTTTTTTTAATTTTGCTCAAACGATTATGGCGCCAGTTCTTGATCCGTTAATGGATACACTAAATTCTGTAACTGGTTTAATCAATGATGCTGCTGGAGCATTGCAAAATTTCGATACACTTTCGAAAGAAAATCAAACTACTATCATTCTGGTAGGTGTTGCCCTGGCTACACTAACGGCAGCAATTATTGCATATAATGCAGCGGCTATAAGTGCATTTATATCAACAAACATACTGACTAATGCAATGGCAGCTTTTCAAGCTATTGGAGCATTTATGGCATCACCTATAACTTTAATAGTGCTTGCCATTGGAGCGCTAGTGGGAGTATTAATTTATCTGTACAATACGAATGAGACGGTAAGAGCAGCAATACAAACAGCATGGGCTTTTATATCCGAAATCATTCAAACGGTTATAACAACTGTATATGCATTTATTATGAACATATGGGGACAATTGGTCGAGTGGTGGCAGCAAAATAACCAAATGATATTACAAGCTGCACAGAATGTGTGGAATGTTATAAGTACTGTTATAGGAACAGTAATGAACGTGATTTGGACTATTATGCAAGCATTATGGCCGGTCATCCAAGTGTTGATTGTATCTACTTGGGAGGCAATAAAAGGGGTCATACAGGGTGCTATTGATGTGATTTTAGGTATTATCCAGTTTTTCAGTGCGTTATTTACTGGCAATTGGTCAGCTATGTGGGAAGCTATTAAACAGATATTTAGCGGTGCATTACAGTTGGTTTGGGGATTAATAAACCTCTATTTTATCGGAAAAATCCTAAAAATTGGCTCGTTTTTTGCTCAAGGTTTGAAAAACATTCTTCAAATCATGTGGAATTTTATCAAAGGCATTTTTCAAGCCGGGGTAAATTTAGTAAGAAACGTAGTCAGTACAGGATTTAATTTTATATCCTCTATTATTTCCAACATAATGGCCACTGTTATAACTGTTATTTCAGGTGTTTGGAATAGTATAAGCTCCGTGATATCAACTGTTGTAAACACAATTAAAAGTGTTATATCCAGTGTGTTCAATGCTTTAGGTGGCATCGTACAAGGTGCAATGTCAAATGTAAAATCAGCTATATCAACTGGCATTACAGGCGCATTAACCGTTGTTACCAACTTGGTCAGTAAATTTTTTAATGCTGGAAGAAATATCGTCACTTCCATAGCAGATGGAATCAAATCAGCAGTTGGTAAAGTCACTGATGCAATTGGTAATGTCGCATCAAAAGTGCGTGATTTCTTACCGTTTTCACCAGCAAAAGAAGGGCCGCTGCGTGATATTCATAGACTAAACTTTGGAGGCACAATAGCGCAAAGTATCAAAAGAGCTGTTCCAATTGTACAAAGGCAAATGAACAGCCTTGTCGCAATACCGGATATTGAGCCTGTTGGTATTGGGGGACAGATGGCAAGCATAAACAAGATGGCGAGCGCACAGATGCATAGTACGATGACCGGTGAATGGAACATTGGCAAAGAACCCGCCTATATCCATGTACGGATTGGTAACTCAGACTTTAACACATTTGTTGACGACATTTCCAATTCACAAAACCGCAAATTAGCTAGATTAAAACGTTCACCAAGATAGGAGGGGGCTTATGTATAAGTTTGCTGATACAGTGGCAGGAAGTGGATCATCAACACCTTACCTGCCGTTGAATACTGTGTTTAATAGCGTGAATCTTGATGAGGCCTTAACAGATAATAATGGCAGCTTTACAACACTAGCGGTTAGTGGCAGGGGAATCTTACCCAGAAATATTCATATGACCGAAATGTCGGGGAGTCACGGGGCCAGAGAAAAAAGATACACATATGACGTCAGAGAGATTACTGTTAAGTATAAACTAACTGATCGTAGCAATGAAGGCTTCCGGGAGCGTTTCAATCGGTTAAACGGCTTGCTGATTGGGAGCAAGAAAAGATTGGAATTTACTGATGAGGAAGCGTACTTTTTAGCAACATTGCAAAGCGGAGACACGCCAGAAGAGGATTCTAATGACATTGTTGGAACGCTAGTTTTTATTTGTACTGATCCAGCTAAGAATAGGAACGAAAAAACCTTGAATATCACGACCACCACACAAGTATTTACAATTGGTGGCCTCGAACCCGCTCCTTGGACTAGCAGGACCCGATTTACCGCTCCACAATCGTCATTTAGCTTGGAGACCAATAAAGGTGGCAAGGTTATCCTGTATTATGATTTTACAGATGGCGATGTTTTGGAAATCTATTATGAAACGCGTAACATTTTTCTAAACGGTAAGGATTTAGCCGTATCCATTGCACTTGAGACTGAGTGGTTTGAATTGAATCCAGGATTAGTGAGTTTGAGAGCGAGTCACGAGACCGCATTGAATTATGCAGAAAGATTTTATTAAGGCGGTAGTGGGGAAGAGAAAGTGAGTTTTATGAATTTGTAAGGTTAGGGATGACTGAAAGAGTATTGGAAAGAAGTTGGACAGGCTCTTATGAATAGAGCCTGTCCACTTTTTTAGCAAGACTTCATTCATGAGTCGAAACGAATTTAAAAAAGAATCGACTTAAGGAAGAACAATGCTTGAGCCTATTCATTGAGGCTGTAACAATTATTTTGATCTTACATGGTTACTCACTGCTCCCTCTACCCATAGTTAGCATTCGATAAGCGGGACATTTAACCTGCATGAAAGGAGGATATCATGTCAGAGCTTTATATATTCAGCCAGGATGGTGTTTTACTTACAACACTAACTGAATCAACAGGGCTAGTTAGCGCGCTGTTCCGGGATGAAATAAACAGTGTTGCTAGTGAGCCTTTTGTATTTACTGTGGATGCTGATGTTCAAAGTGCCAAACATGTAAAAGAAGAAAATCGTCTGGTTTTCAAGGACAAGGATGGCTATTTCCGTGAAATGGTTATCAAAGAGCTTGACGACATCGACAATGATAACGGGCCGCAAACCACGGCAACATGTATTCCTGCATGGCTGGATGAACTAAACGACAACATTGTCATAGAGAAGCAATACACAAACAAAGAAGCACAATTGGCTCTAGATGATGCATTAGAAGGAACACGCTATGAAGGAGAGGTAAAAGTAAGCTTGGGTTTGGCATCTACAAACTTTAATCTCTTATCTAGCGTTGATTGTATATGGAAGATTCTTGAAGTGTGGGGTGGTGAGTTTAGAGACACCATCAAAATTGTTGGGAATAACATAACTGTCCGTAAAATTATCATTGAACAACGTATAGGAGCAGACAAAGGCGCTCGTTTTGAAATCGATCATAACATCGAAGAAATTCAGCGAACTGTCTTGTCTTATCCAAAAACTGCTTTGTACGGCTGGGGTGCAAGTCTCGAAGTTACAGATGGTGAAGAAAATCAAACAGACGGACACACTCGGTATATCGATTTTGGTGATGTAGTTTGGTCAAAAGCAAAGGGCGATCCCACGGACAAGCCAAAAGGACAAAAATGGGTCGGTGATCCGGATGCGTTGCTCAAATATGGCCGCAAGCATAACAGCCAGTTATTGCATCGATATGGCGAGTTTAGTAACCAAGACTATGAAGACCCTGCCGAACTACTACATGCAACTTGGGAAGCTCTCAAACAAGCTAAAAAACCTGAAGTACATTACAAATTGTCTGTAGATTTGCTTGATAAAGATGTAAGTTTGGGCGACACTGCTGTCGCTATCGACCGTCAATTTGCTCGGCCAATCGAAATCCAAACGAGGATCATTGCCACTGAATATGACTTGCTGGATATTGAGGAAACAGCCGTTGTTGAGATGGGCCAGTTTTTATCTGTCTACGATAACGAGCTAGGACGTGAGCTTGACGATCTAAAAGTAACCATCCGAGACAATCGCGGCAAATGGGAATCTGGGTCCCGCCCAATCGACAATAGTCGATTTCCGGACATTAAGCCTCAAACGCCAGTCAACCTTGAGGCAACAGGTGGCATTGAAATCATCCAGCTCTATTGGGACTATGATGAGCACGTCTATATCAACTATTACGAGGTATACGGGTCGTCAGTAAAAGACTTTGTGCCGGACTCACAGCATATGTTATGGAGAGGCAGAGTATCTGGCTTTACTCACGAAGTAGGCACAGATCAGCGTTGGTATTATCGTGTGCGGGCAGTAAACATGCATGGCAGACCGTCTGATTATAGCCAGCAAGCGAGTGCATCTACACGTAGGGTAATATCCGATGACATACTTTTCGGCCCTGAAATTGCCGAAGAGTTAAGGGGGTTATCCGAAACGGCGGAGCTACTAGCGGATGGAACGATTGACTACACCAAGCTTGGCGATGACGTTACGTTGGAAATTGACACGGCTAAAAACAAAGCCGCCGAAGCTGTAGCCAAGGCTGACTTAGCCACAAGTAACGCCAATGAAGCTATTGAACAAGCACAGGGTGCATTTGACGAAGCTATCAACGCCCATAATATTGCAGATGCCGCCAAACAGGCAAGTGATGTTGCTAAACGATTAGCAGGAGAAGCACAAGAACAAGCAGGCACAGCAATTGCGGATGCACAGACGTCAATGAAAAACGCTCAATCTGCAATTAAAAGTGTTAGTGACTTGCAGACGAGTATCGACGTTGAGTTTGAAAATATCAACGGAAAACTATCCAACAAAGTAAGCCAAACTGAGTTTAATGCTCTTAAAGGGACTGTGACCAACCACAGCACGCAAATACAGCAAACGGAAATTGATATAAAGTCAAAAGCTGATAAAAGTTATGTCGATACGGTCAAAGGTACAGTCGACAGTCATTCCACATTGATACAGCAAAATGCTGAGGAAATACAATCCAAGGCCAGCCAACAAAGCGTTAATACGTTGACCGGGCAAGTGGAATCTCACGAATCACGGATTACTCAAAATGCCAAAGAGATAGAGTCAAAAATCAGCACAACGGATGCTAACGCCAAGTTTGCCACACAGTCACAGTTGACGCAGACAGCTGATAGCTTGACGAGTCAGATTTCGGCTGTCCAGGATAATCTTGATAATTTGGAGATTGGTGGAAGGAATTTATTATTAAATAGTGATTTTAATGACGGGTTTACTCGATGGCTTCTTTTTAACAGCACTCCGTCCAATTTAGTAACAGTAGAGAATGGTATTTTAAAAGTTAGAACATCTGGGTCAATGAGCTATTTGGGTCAATCGTTTTCTAGTAGACCCGAAGTAGTTGACGGGAAATACGTTGTACAGCTGTATGCGAAAGGTACAGGAAAGATAAACGCAAGGTGGGGAACTAAACAGGGTACATCCCAAGAGCTTACAGAAGATTTTAATTGGTATACATTTTACATTGAGGGTATTGGAAATAGAAATCTCGTAATAGATGTAGAAAACTACGCAGAAATAGACAAGATTAAGCTTGAAAATGGCAACAAAGCAACCGATTGGACCCCTGCGCCCGAAGATCAGGTATCAACTGTCCAATTTTCCAAACTAGAACAGACCGTTGACAGTATCAGCGGACAGGTCACTAAAAAAGTAGACAAGACAGTCTATGATAGCTTTGTCCAGCAGACGGCTACGAGTCTATCCAGCAAAATATCAACTGTCGATGCCGATAAGAAATATGCTACCCAATCAAGTTTGACTCAAACGGCACAGGGATTGCAAAGTACGGTTACTTCCATTCGGAATGATCTTGATAATCTCGAGATCGGTGGAAGGAATCTACTACTAGATTCAGATAGATCAACAAGTACAAATTTTTCTTTTAGTAACCGTCACCTAGTCACGCCAGACATGCTCAATGAAGCCTCTTTCTCTCTTTCAGTGGATATTGATGTGGTAAATGGGACATACGGACAAAGAGGCAGGATAGGGGTGGAGATGAGTGTCACATACAGCGATGGGACAAAGGGTTATTTTGGAGCTTGGGAAAGCGGGTTTACTGATGCGAATCCTAAGACAATCAAAAAGAGGATAGTAATAACCTACAAACCCCCAGCCAAGAAAGTCAGCGAGATTAACGCAATCGGCATATATGTTCAATGTGGTGGTACAGCTAAGGTCGGAAAGCCCAAACTTGAAAAAGGCAACAAGGCAACTGATTGGTCTCCTGCCCCCGAAGACATGGCAACCCAATCTCAAATAAGCCAACTCTCTGATGCTATCAATCTACGTATCAAAGCTAATGATGTAATCAATCAGATTAATATAAGTACCGAGGGCATATTGATAGCCGGTCAAAAAATCCACATATCGGGTCAAACCAAAATAGACAATGCCGTCATAAAAACGGCTATGATCGCAGATGCCGCAATCAACAGCGCAAAGATTGCCAGCGCTGCTGTAGGCACAGCGGCTATTGCCAACGCCGCAATTACACGGGCAAAGCTCGGCACGGCTGTCGTAGGCACGGCGCAGATTGAGGACGGCTCAATTGTTAATGCCAAGATCGGAAACCTTGCCGTAGACAGCGCAAAATTAGCAAATGCTGCAGTCACAAACGCTAAGATTGCTAGTTTGCTTGCGGACAAAATAACTGGCGGCATTATTAATGCTAATAGCGTCACTGTCCGTGTCACAAACGGCAAACAGGAGTTAAAGCTGGACGATACTGGCCTGCGATCAATCGACAGCAGTGGACATGACCGCATACACATTGGATTGCGTAATCTAGCGGGTAAAGGGCAGTCAGACCCAGCGACTATAAGGTTCTTTTCCGGCAACGGAGCTGTTGCAGCCGGAATCGGAATGAATGTTAATGATACGTTTGTTATAGGCAGCACAGCTAATAGCGTGCATATGGAGACTTACTCAGGTGGCTTGACCACTATGTATTCGCAAGAGTTAAGAATCGTAAACAAGGAAGGGGCAGCTTCAGGGCCACATAGTAAAAGGTACTTTATCTTTAACAGTCTTCAATCAGCAGAAGGTCAATATAATCCATGTTTGTATCCAGATACGTCAGGATGGGGATATATAGGCCGGAGTGCGAACCGAATGTGGCGCATCTATACCAACTATCTACACTATGTGGATTTGGTCAAACTGTCCACACGTGATAGCAAGGCTAATATCCAGGATGCGAACATCAATCAAATGCAGTCCGCTTTTGATGACATGGACTTAGTCACGTTTAATTACAAACACGAGGACGGCAGCCTGCGGGATACACTAAGCATTGGATGGATAGCAGAGGATAGCCCAGACTTAATTACAAACACGAAAAAAAATCAAATCAGCCTTGATAATACGGTTGGTGTCATTGCCGGATCACTCAAGTATCAGACAAACCGCATAGATCAAATGGAAAAAGAAAACGAGGAATTAATCCTCAAAATTGCCAAGTTAGAAGAAAGGATAAACAAATTGGAGGTAGCATAATGAAAATCGAAATCGAAAATATCAACATCGCAAAGGTGATTAACTTTTTGGACGGATTATCTTTAAAAGGATTAAACAGTATCCATAGGACTAACTTTAGCCGGAAGCTTAGCGAAAAATTGAAGGTTGTCGTAGAAAATGAAAAGCAATTAATTGAAGAAGCAAATGGAAGCCCCAAAAAGCAAAAGGAGTGGTTAGAGAAATTTTATAAAGAAAAAATAGTAATTGACGGTGGTGACTCTCAGACTATGTTGCAGTCTGTTAAGTCCGTTATTAAAGAAATCACTGCAGAAGACAGCGAGCATGAATTTAATGGGGATAATGCTTATGCTGTTGCCTGTTTATATGAAGAATTTGGCTTGGGAGAAGAGACTAATAACAAAAAAGGGGAGGAAGCATAATGAAAATAACAATTACGGGGATCAATTTTAATTATGAGAATGGTTTTGATCAGGAGTTTACGAGTGTGGATTTAAACTTTATATCAGTAGGGGTGCAATATTCTTTAAGCGGACCTGTTACGGTATCCAAATCGGACTATCAAGCAGCATCAAACAACAACGATCAATTGAGGTCACTAATTAAACAGACCGTCATCAACGATCTGCAAGCCGAATAGGGCTTTTTATTTTGCAGGAAAAGGAGGGAGGGCATGGAAACTATATTTAAATCAGTTGTCGCTGTCATCGGGGCGATCATTACATTTTTATTAGGTGGATGGTCGCCTTTGTTACAGGTGCTGGTTATTTTTATCGTCATGGATTATGTATTGGGATTTTTGGTCGCCGCAACACTTTGGGAATTAAACAGTTCTTTTGGATTCAAGGGAATTGCTAAAAAGGTAATCATCCTGTCGCTGGTCGCTGTGGCTTATTCAATTGATACAATTATGGGAGATGGCACATTCGTCAGGGATGCGGTCATCTTTTTTTATTTAACAAATGAATTGTTGAGTATTTTGGAGACGGTCAGCAAAACAAATTTGCCAGTACCGGAAGTGTTAAAAAAAGCGGTAGAAAAATTAAGTGATAAGGGAGACGCATAA